CTAATGGAGGAACTGGGCACGTTGCAATTGGGACAAACGGTGTACAAAATTACACTCCAAAAACCTTAATGATAGGTAATGGCAGTACTGATGGAATGATAACAGGATTCTCACAGCCATCTGGTACAGGTAGTAACTCAATTGCCGGTAGAAATTTAATTTTAAGAGGAGGAGTTGGAACCGGAGCAGGAGCAAATGGCGATATAATTTTCAAAGGAGCTAATACTCTGGTGTATGGAAACCAGTTACCTCATGCTGAAGCAGAAAGAGCTAGAATACTATCATCAGGAGGTATTACCTTTAACGGTGACACTGCCGCTGCTAACGCGTTAGATGATTATGAAGAAGGGACTTGGACTCCAAGTATACTACAGCAAGATAATTTATCGTCTACTACTGTTTCTTCTGCTAAGTATATTAAAATTGGTAATATAGTTCATATAAATGCTGAATTTTTAACTACAGCGTCTTCAACAACGGCAGAAACAAGACTACGTTTCACCATTCCGTTTAGTACAAATAATAACGGGTACGATGACGTTGGTCATGCAGCCCTAATCTTTGGTTCTGGTAATAATAGATTTGGATTAGGATCAGTGTATAGAGGTACATCTGAGTTAACAAGTACTTTTGTTTATATAGCAGCAGGACAGATAAATTCTGCAACTAATGGTAGTATCAAAGTTTCATTTACATACTTAATAGAATAAAAATGGCAATAACAAAAACAACTAAAACAGACAAGATTGAGATCGTGGGTGATTTCAAGAACATTCAAGTAAGAGAAGCAACCGTTATCGAAGAAGATGGTGTAGAACTTACAAGAAGCTTTCATCGATATGTATTAGCTCCGGGTAGTGACCTTACAGACCAACCATCTGAGGTGGTAGCTGTAGCTAATGCAGTATGGACGCAAGAAATAATTGATGCTTATAACGCTAGCATGGAGTCACCAGAAATTTAGTATATTTGCACAAATAATTTAATTTAAAACACTATGTCACAGAAAATCACTGACGAACAACTAAAGAGCCTACAAGAAAAGGTAGGCGCAATTCAAAACATCCAAGCTCAAATTGGAGGATTAGAGGCACAGAAACACGCTGCGCTACACGTACTTGCTTCTCAACAAGAAGAACTTCAGACGCTTCAGCAGTCGCTAGAAGAAGAGTACGGTAAAGTATCAATCAATATTCAAGACGGAACTTACGAGCCTATTGAAGAAGATGCGCCCGTTTCTGAGTTAGCGAAAGCCTAATCAAACAATAAATACACTAACTACGAAGCAGGGTGGTCTAAGACTGTCCTGCTTTCGTTTTATTACAATTAAATGTCATACATTAGAAAAATATCGGTAGGTACCGACTACAAGAACGCTATGCACTATATAGTAGGGCAAACTGTTATGGGTGGTAACTATATTATATCAGAAATAGTTTCAGACAATAACGGATACGGTGTCTGGATAAGAAACGATCAAGGAGAAAGTTTTCAGTGGAAGTTTTTTGATAATATTCCATGTGTAATAGAATTTGATCTTGACTTGATATGAAGCCTAGGTACACCTACTTAATAAAGCCTGTAGGTTCTGAGCATATAACAACAAAAAAAGTTGGAGACCAAGAGCTTACTATTAACGCTACAATAGAAAACGCTAAGTATGTTAACAGAATCGGCGAGGTTATTTCGGCCCCTGATGATAGTGAACAACTTAAGACGGGTGATTTGGTTGTAGTTCATCACAACGTGTTTCGTACCTATCTTGATATGAAGGGTAGAAAAAGAAAGTCTAACGAGTATTTTAGGGACGGAAAATATCTTGTACCTTTAGATAAGATGTATATGTATCAAAGAGACGGTGAGTGGAGATCTTTAAACCATTACTGCTTTGTAAAGCCTGTAGACTACCGACAAGAATCTGAGATACTAAGAACGGATAAGGAAGAGAAGCATACAGGTGTGATTGCTTACACAAATGACTACTTAGAAAGCAAAGGTGTTTTCAACGGAGACACTATTGGTTTTACTAAGAACAGTGAGTACGAGTTTAATATTGATGGCGAAAAACTCTATAGAATGCAAACAAGAGATATATGCCTTACGATAACAGAAAAAGAATAGAACGTATTATATCTGCTGGAGAACGTGCCGTAGAAGAGCTTATAAAAGTTCTTCACAGTGAGATCATTACAGATGACCCAGAGCACGACCTAGCAGCGGATAGGTTGAAAAACGCAGCAGCTACTAAAAAGATGGCTTTGAACGATGCGTTTGATATGTTAAATAGAATAGAATTAGAACGAGCTAAGTTGGATGGCAACGAGGAAACAGAAGATACAAGCAGTAAAGGATTCCAAAGCTTCGCAGAGGGAAGAAGCAAGAAGTCTAAGTAAAACTGTAGACATAAGCTTTCCTAAAAACAAGAAGTGGGAATACGGCTATGACGAAAAGTACGACGTGGTTTGCATTTCTAAGGATGGAACTGTTGGTGAGGTTATTGAGATTCAAAACCTTAAGATAGCTTTACCTGCTACACCTAAAAACGTATATTCTAACGAATATAAAAGATGGGAGCCTTTTGAGTACGCTAAAGAACTTTCAAAAATCAAGTCTATATTCCATTGGAACGAGTATCCTAACTCATTTAAGTCTCAATGGGTTGATTATATTGAAGAAGAGTTTAACCGTAGAGAAAACGGTTTCTGGTTCAATAATAATAATAAGCCAACCTACATAACAGGAACCCACTACATGTACCTTCAGTGGACAAAGATAGATGTTGGCCACCCAGACTACAGGGAATCAAACCGACTATTCTTTATATTTTGGGAAGCTTGTAAAGCAGATAACAGGTGTTATGGAATGTGTTACCTCAAGAATCGTCGTTCAGGATTCTCTTTTATGTCTTCATCAGAAACGGTAAACTTAGCTACAATAACAAGCGACGCTCGTTTTGGTATACTGTCAAAAACAGGATCAGATGCAAAGAAGATGTTTACAGATAAGGTGGTACCAATATCAATGAACTACCCTTTCTTTTTTAAGCCTATACAAGATGGTATGGACAGGCCAAAGACGGAACTTGCTTACCGTGTACCTGCATCAAAACTTACAAGAAAAACTATAGAAAACACTAACGGACCAGCGGATTTAGAAGGTTTAGATACAACTATTGACTGGAAAAACACAGGAGACAACTCTTACGATGGTGAGAAATTACGCTTCCTTGTACATGACGAGTCTGGTAAATGGTTACCTCCTGATAGCATTCTAAATAACTGGCGCGTGGTAAAGACCACTCTTAGACTCGGTCGGCGAATTATTGGAAAGTGTATGATGGGATCAACTTCAAACGCGTTAGATAAAGGGGGGTCTAACTTCAAAAAAATGTATGAGGATTCCAATGTATTAGAGCGTAACGCTAACGGACAAACTAAGAGTGGTCTATATTCTTTATTTATACCTATGGAGTGGAACTTCGAAGGATTTATAGATGAGTATGGGCAGCCCGTATTCAGAAAGCCAGACAAACCTGTGTTTGATGCTATGGGTGATGTTATAGATAATGGTGTCTTGGACTACTGGGAAAACGAAGTGGAGTCCTTAAAGAACGACCCTGACGCACTTAACGAGTTTTATCGTCAGTTCCCAAGAACAGAGTCTCACGCATTTAGAGATGAAGCAAATAATAGTTTGTTCAACCTTCAAAAAATATACGAGCAGATAGATTATAATGAAGGTTTAGAAGCTCAGAGAATATTGAAGAGAGGAGACTTTTCTTGGAAGAACGGGGTGAAAGATACTGAGGTGGTTTGGACGCCAAATAACAGAGGTAAATTTTTAGTATCTTGGTTACCAAGCCCACAACTTAGGAACAGAACAGAAAACAAAAATGGACGAAAATATCCTGGAAATGTTCATATTGGCGCATTTGGATGTGACAGCTATGACATCAGCGGAACTGTCGGTGGTGGTGGATCAAATGGTGCACTACATGGCGTGACCAAATTTAATATGGACGACGCTCCGAGTAATCAGTTTTTCTTGGAGTACATAGCTAGGCCTCAGACCGCAGAGTTGTTTTATGAAGACGTACTAATGGCTTTAGTTTTCTATGGTATGCCAGTACTTGCAGAGAACAATAAACCACGTCTTTTGTATCACCTTAAGAATAGGGGATATAGAGGATATAGTATTGATAGGCCAGACAAACATAAAAATAATTTGTCTAAGGCAGAGAAAGAACTGGGCGGCATACCTTCGTCTCAAGCAGTAATATCAATACACGCAGAGGCTTTAGAGGCTTATATAGAAGAGCATGTTGGGCTAACTGAAGAAGGTTCTGGTAACATGTATTTTAACAGGACACTTATTGATTGGGCTAACTACGATATCAGCAAGCGTACCAAGTTTGACGCCACTGTATCATCGGGATTAGCTATTATGGCTAACCAAAAATACCTTGTGAAACCACAAAAAGTCAGTAAAGAAATAAATGTTAACTTTGCAAAGTATAATAACAGCGGTTTATTTAGCTCAATACTAAAGAAATAATATGGCAAAAACATCAGATGTTGGTGGATTTCCAGATCAATTTGCTTCTGACTCAAAGAAAGCTACACCTGAATATGGTCTACAAGTAGGTAGAGCCATTGAGAATGAGTGGTTTAAAAGAGACGGTAGCGGTTCTAGATTCTACAATAGCAGAAGAAATTATCATAACTTGCGTAGCTACGCAATGGGTGAGCAGTCTGTTAAAAAATACAAAGATGAGATGTCTGTTAACGGAGACATTTCTTACCTAAATTTAGACTGGACTCCAGTACCTATCATCCCTAAGTTTGTAGACATTGTTGTTAACGGAATGTCTAACAGACTGTTTGACGTAAAAGCCAACGCTGTAGACTCTGTATCTAGCAACAAAAAGTCTGTTTACAAAAACAAGATTCAAACCGAAATGCGAAACAAGGATTTGTTTGAGAAAATCGGTGAGAATATTGGAGAAGATATGTTTTCTATTGAGTCAGATTTGTTACCTAAAACACAGGACGAGCTTGACTTACATATGATTATTGACTACAAGGATGATATTGAGATTGCTGAAGAAAAAGCTATCGAATCAATCCTTAACAATAATGACTACGAGTTAATTAAAAAGAGGATTGACGAAGACGCTACTGTTATTGGTATATCAGCGTTAAAACACTCTTTCAACAACCACGATGGTATTAGAGTCGAGTACGTTGACCCAGCAAACCTTATCCATAGCCCTACAGACGACCCAACGTTTAAGGATTGTTACTATTTCGGAGAGGTAAAAAACGTTAACGTTACAGAGCTTAAAAAACTCGATCCATCACTAAGTACTGATGAGCTAAGAGATATTGCTAAGACAGCGTCTAAGTGGGACTACTATCAAAACCTAAGAAAAGAGTTTAGTGCATCTAACTCTGAGTTTGATAAGAACACGGTAAACTTACTTTACTTCTGTTATAAGACAGATAAGAATATTGTATACAAGAAAAAGGTTACTCCAGTTGGGACTGATAAAGTAATCAAAAAGGATGATTCATTCAACCCGCCAGAGAACGAAAAGTTTGAGGTACTATCAAAGCGTATTGACGTTTGGTATGAGGGTGTACTAGTTCTTGGTACAGATAAGATTCTTAAATGGGATCTTATGAAAAATATGGTTAGACCAAAGTCAGCCATCGAAAAAGTTCACGCGCCGTATATTGTGTCTGCCCCTAAAATGTATAGAGGACAGATTGACTCTTTGGTAAAGCGAATGATTCCTTTTGCTGACCAGATCCAAATGGTTCACCTAAAGCTTCAGCAAGTAACCTCTAAGATGATACCTGATGGTGTGTACTTAGATATTGATGGTCTGGCATCTATTAACTTGGGTAACGGAGCTTCGTATACACCTCAAGAAGCGCTTAACCTTTACTTCCAAACAGGATCGGTTATTGGTCGTAGCTATACTGAAGATGGTGAGTACAACCACGGTAAAGTGCCAGTACAAGAGCTAACTTCTTCTGGAGCAAACGGTAAGATTAGTTCGCTTATTAGTATGTACAACTACAACCTAAATATGATTAGGTCTGTAACAGGTCTTAATGAGGCTAGAGACGGTAGTATGCCAGATTCAAACTCTTTGGTGGGTGTACAAAAACTAGCAGCACTAAACTCAAATACAGCTACAAGACATATCTTAAAGTCTGGACTATTTGTTACTCAACGTATTGCTGAGTGTATCAGTTATAGAATATCTGACATGTTGGAGTACTCTGATATGGCAGAGGACTTTGCTAAAAACATTGGTAGAGCTAGTTTAGAGATATTAAAAGAAATTTCTGAACTACACCTACATGACTTTGGTATATATATTGAGTTGCATCCAGACGAAGAAGAGAAGGCTGTTTTAGAACAAAACATTCAAGTAGCTTTAGCTAATGGAAAGATTGATATTGACGACGCTATTGATGTTAGGTCTATCAAAAACACCAAGATTGCTTCTCAACTTCTTAAGGTTAGAAAGCAAAGAAAAGAGAAGTTAGATAACAAGAGACAACAAGAGAATATTGCATTGCAAGCTGAAGCAAACCAACAAGCAGCTATGACCGCTGAACAAGGTAAGCAACAGACTATAATGACTGAAGGTGAGGTTAAGGCCAAACTAAAAGAGTTAGAGGCTCAGTACGAGTTACAGAGAATGCAGATGGAGTTTCAATTGAAGTCACAACTTATTCAAATGCAGAAGAGTATGGACAGCCAAATAAAGATGGCTGAAGTACAAGGACATATGGATAAGGAGAAATACAAAGAAGATCGTAAAGATCAAAGAACTGCTAAGCAAGCAACCCAACAATCTAAATTAATTCAGCAAAGAAACCAAGACTTAGACCCAATAGACTTTGATGGACAGGACTCACTAGGCTCTGGACTTGAAGGTTTAATGGATATTTAAGGTTTTTGTATCTTTGTGCCAAATCTAATATAATATGGAATGGAATTTTAAAGTACTGGACGATAACGGAAACGCTATTGAGCCAGAACAGCCAGAGGTTGAAGCTCAAGAAGAAGTAACTGAAGAGCTGACTGAGGATGTAAATACAGAGGTTCAAGAAGAAGTTTCTGAGCCAGAAGTAGTGGAGGAAGAACCACAAGAAGAACCTGTTGTTGCAGCACAGGAGCCAGAGGTTGACGTAGATTCACTTTACGCCAGAATCAAAGAGCTCGAAGAAGTAAAAGTTCAGACAAATACTGAAGAGCTACCTGAAGATGTAGCTAAGTTTTTAGAGTACAAAAAAGAGACAGGACGTGGTTTTGAGGATTACTTAAACCTACAAAAAGACTGGAACTCAGTTGAAGACACTAACGTGTTACGACAGTACTACAAAGAAACTAAGCCACACTTAGACGATGAGGATATTGATTTCCTTATCAATAAGAATTTCTCTTACGATGAGGATTACGCAGAGAATGATGAGATTAGAGAAAAGAAGGTAGCATTAAAAGATGAGTTATATAAAGCTCGAAACCACTTTAATGATTTGAAGGAAAGGTATAAGGCACCACTTGAGTCAAGTTCTGCTAACCTTCCTGAAGACGTAAAAGAGGCTTACGAGTTTTACAATGACTATAAACAAAGTTCGCAAAAGGAAAAGGAACTAACTGAGCAAAGGGCTAAAGTTTTCGCTGAAAAGACAAGCAGTCTATTCAATGAAGAGTTCAAAGGTTTTGAATTCGATCTCGGAGAAAAGAAACAAGCGTTTGTCCCGAAGGATGTAAACAAAGTCAAAGAGTTTCAGTCTGATATTTCTAATTTCTTTGCTCAACACTTGGATGAGAATGGTATCATAAAAGATGCCACCTCATATCACAAAGCTCTATTCGCTGCGACTAATGCAGACGCCATGGCCAAATATTTCTATGAGCAGGGTAGAGCAGACGCAACCGATGGGATTGTAAAAGAAACCAAGAACATCGACATGTCTGTTCGGGATAACAAGGGTGTTGAGACAGGAGTGCCGAAAATCAGGTTGGTGAATGATTCAAGTAGCGAATTTAAACTAAAATTTTAAACAACGCTAAAAAACATAAAAAATGGCATTAGATTTAAACGGTGCAGCAGCTGGAGTTTTACCAGCAGCAAATTTAACACCTGCACCATCAAAGGTAGCTTTACCAGGTAACTATATTGGGGATACATTCGCATTCGCGTCTCAGTACCTACCTGACACACAAGCTAAAGAATTCGCAAAGTACGGTAATCGTTCTGTATCTGGATTCCTATCAAGAATGGGAGCTGAAGTTCCTTTCTCTTCTGATATTATCCAGTGGTCAGAGCAAGGTCGTCTTCACATTGCTGCTACAGGAATGTCTGTAACTGGTAATGTAATTACTGCAACTGGTCACTCTTTTAGAGCTGGTCAAACAGTTATCTTAACTGACGGTACAAACACTGATAAAGGTATTGTACTAGCAGAGGGCTTAACCGCTAATGAATTTGAAGTAGCTCCATATGCAGGCGCTTCATTAACTGTTACAGGTGCAGCTATCTCTGGTTTTGTTTACGGTTCTGAATTCAGAAAAGGAACTAATGGTATGTCTGGATCTCTAGAAGCTCCTAAAGACATTCACTCTGTTACTCCTATTATCATTAAAGATAAGTATGAAGTAGCTGGTTCTGACATGGCTCAAATCGGATGGATCGAAGTAGAAGGCGCTGGATACCTATGGTACCTAAAGTCTGAGTCTGAAACACGTAAGCGTTTCGAAGATTACCTAGAGCTTTCTATGGTAGAGGGCGTTCCTGCTGCTGCTGGATCTGCTGCTCTTACTGAGAACTATAAAGGTACTGAAGGTTTATTCTACCAAGTAGAGCAAGGTGGTAACATCGCTGCTGGATCTATTGATAGCAAAACCGATATCGATAACATCGTTAAGGTACTAGACCAAGAAGGAGCTATCCAAGAGAACGTAATCTTTGTTAACAGAACTAAATCTTTCGAGATTGACGCTGTATTAGCTGGATTAAACACTTACGGAACTCAAGGAGCTGCATCTTACGGTTTATTTGATAATGACGAAAACATGGCTCTTAGCCTTGGATTCTCAGGATTCAACTTAGGATATGATTTCTATAAGACTGACTGGAAATACTTAAACGACGCTACAACTGGCGCTATCGCTGGTGGTGTAGATGGTTTAATTGCTCCAGCTGGTACAACTAGCGTATATGACGAAGTAATGGGTGAGTCAGCGACTCTTCCTTTCCTACACGTTAAGTACCGCCGTTCTGCTACTGAAGACCGTAAATACAAGTCTTGGGTAGTTGGATCTGCTGGTGGAGCTAGCAATAGCGATCTTGATGCAATGCAAGTACACTTCTTATCAGAGCGTGCACTTTGTGTTATGGGAGCTAACAACTTCGTATTATTGAAGTAATATACCTCGGTAGTTTACCCTCGTCACAACGGCGGGGGTAATTACTACCTTTATTTTTAATCAAATTAAATAACAATAAAATGGCAAAAAGAATTGCAAAGGCTCTTCCTGAGCTAAAAAATAGAGTGTTTATCTTAAAGGATGGTCTAACACCTGTGAACTATATCTTACGTTCAAGACACTCAACAAATAAACCACTACAATATTTTGATGAAGAAATGCGAGTGTATAGAACACTTCGTTATGCATCAAACCAAACAAGTGTCTTTGAAGACGAGCAAGTAGGTGATGTTTCACTTCCTGCTATCATATTTAGAAACGGTAGACTAGATATTCGTAAAGAAGACCAAGTATTACAAGAATTTTTATTAAAGCACCCAGATAACGGTAGCATATTTTTTGAATTTGACCCTGGAGCACAAGCAGAAGCTGAGCTTGATAGAGTTGAGTTGGAACTTGAAGCAATGAACGCAGTTAGGTCTTTAGATATTGAAGATTTAGAAGCTATCGCAAGATCTGTAATCAAAGGTCGTATCAATAACATGACCTCTAAAGAAATTAAGAGAGATATGTTGATGTGGGCTAAAAACAACCCAGATAAGTTCATGGGGTTACTCAACGACGAGAACCTTAAACTTAGAAACTTAGCTATTAGAGCGGTTGAAATGGGAGTTATTTCTGTAGACCAAGATCAACGAACTGTTAAGTGGGGATCTGGAAAGAAAGAGAAGATTGTTACCATACCTTACGGTGAGAATGTTTACTCTGCTCTAGGTGCTTATTTTAAAACAGACGAAGGACTTGACGTTATGCAAAAGATCGCAAACGAATTGTAAGCATACGTTCAAAGCATATGTGAAAGGAGGGTGTCAAAAGGCATCCTCTTTTTTTTTGTATTTTTGTACCAAATAAACGGGATATGGTTCATATGATAGACGACGTGAGAAAGACTGTTCTCACTGCGTTAAATAAAGAGAATAGAGGGTACTTGACTCCTGAGCAGTTTAACTTATACGCTAAGCAGGCTCAGATGAATGTATTCAACCTATACTTCTCTGAATATAACAAGCTTGTAGCGATGAAAAACGCTAGAAGACTCAGCTCTGAGCACGGAGACACCTTAAGTGCGTTGCAAGAAAAGATAGATTCTTTTGTAACGTCAGATGATATTAGTATTGACGGAAGTTCTTACCCGATACCTTCTGATATGTACCAAGCGATTAACTTGCAGTACGACGGAAAGATTGCTGAAAAGGTTTCTCTTTCTAGAGCTTTACTTCTTGGTTCATCTAATATGACCTCTCCAAACTCACTATATCCCACATACACTGAGTCTGATGGTGTATACAAAATGAACCCGACAAATGTAACAGTGGATGTAATAGTTAACTACATAAGAGTTCCTAAAGACCCTGTGTGGACTTATCAAAACATATCAGCTTCAGAAGACCCTATATTCAACCCTAACATAACTGGATACCAAGACTTCGAAGTTCCCGCTGAAGACGCACCAAAACTTGTTTTAGAGATTCTTAAATTAGCTGGTGTTACAATAAGAGACGCAGAGGTTGTTCAAGGAGCGACAAGTTTGGATACCAATCAATACCAAAAAGAAAACTCATAAGAGATGGCAGCAGCAAACGATAGAGCGTATTACGAAGATGGCCAGTACTGGGGTGAAGAACAGTATGTTAAAATGGCTGATGTCGTAAATAACTTTCGACTTTTTTACGTTGGAGACAGCAAGGTAATTAACTCGGTAGATAGAAGTGATATTATATTTCATGCGAAGCGTGGGTTACAAGAAATCCACTACGACGCACTTAACGAGATAAAGGTTTGGGAACAAGATTTACCAGACAATTTACAAGTGGTTTTCCCAAGAGACTTTATCAGATTAGTAAGGATATCATACAAAGACGATACAGGAAGGTTAATACCTCTTAACGAAAGCACAAGAACAAAAGTTGTTGATCAAGGGCCTTTACAAGATTCATTTGGTAACTTCTTCTCTGATGAGGTTAACACATCTAACAACCTTATATACGGTACACCTATTCACGATATTCGAAGTGCTGAGTATAATGTAGAATTAACAGACCCTACCTCAAACCAAGATGACTACTCTGGTGGTAGATTCGGTCTAGATACATCTGACGCAAACACCAATAGTTTATATAACGTAAATACCAAGCTTGGTGTTATAAACTTTAGCTCTCAGCTGGACGGAAAACTTCTAGTTATAGAATACGTGACAGATGGTCTATACAATACCACAGATTCAGATTTAAGAGTCCATAAACTCGCTGAAGACTTTTTATACAAGTATATCGCTCATGAGATTATCAAAAACAAGTTTGGTGTTCAAGAGTATATTGTAAGGAGAATGAAAAAGGACGCATCTTCTTCGTTAAGAAACACGAAGATCAGGATGATGGACATACACCCATTAGATATACTTAAAGTCTTAAGAGGACGAGATAAATGGATTAAGTAATGAAGATAAAGAACGTTTTTACATCTGGAAAGATGAACAAAGACGCTGATGAGCGTCTTATACCTCAGGGTGAATATAGAGATGCTTTGAACGTAAAGGTAGCTAACTCTGAAGGATCGGATGTTGGATCTATCGAGAACGCTTTATCTAACGCAGTTAAAAGTAGTTTAGACTTTGGATCAAATGCTGAGTGTATCGGATCTGTAAGTAGTGACGGACTCAAAAAAATATACTGGTTTGTAGTTTCTGATAACGGATCTTATATAGTAGAGTATAACGAAGAAACAGAGGCTTCAGAAATTATTATTAGTGGCAGTGCACTCAACTTTAGTTCAGATTACAGAATACACAGCTCTGATATTGTAATAGATTCAGATAACGACAAAGTATTCTTATACTGGACGGATAATAACAATCCTCCAAGACGTATAGAGATATCTGAAGCTAAATTATGGACTACCTTTACAGATGCTGATATATCTGTTATAAAAGCAGCTCCTAAAAACGAGCCTACATTTACAGGATATAACTCGGCTCAGTACGCTGACAACAACAATATAGAAGACAAGATGTTTTCTTTCGCTTACCGATACCAATATACTCACGGTGAGTGGAGTGCTTTATCGCCATTCTCTGAACCTGCATTTTTAGCAGGAATAATAGATACCGACTTTTCTGACTCAGAAAATCAAGGTATGGCTAACACATGGAACAATATACAAGTGTTTTACAACAACGGAGGGGCTGAAGTAAAGAAAGTTGAGGTATACGCCGTAGAAAACGGTAAAAACACTGCATACAGAATACATACAGATAAGAAGCTTGGTGCTGATAACTTAACAGATTCTTTCTACTTCAGAAACGACAAGACATATCCTGTATTGGCTTCAAATGAATTCAATAAAGTATATGACAACGTTCCTTTAAAAGCCTCTACACAGGCTATGATAGGTAATAGATTGGTTTATGGGGGTTATGAAGAAAACTACGATATTGATACTACTCTAAACTATTCTTTAGCACAAACACCAGGGAATACAATAACAGGTGGTCAAGCAGAAAAAACACTAAAAGCTGGGCACACATACGAGGTTGGCTTTGTTTATTTTGATGACTACGGTAGAAAGTCAACTGTACTTTCTAATTACTTAGAAAGCACTATAAATTTTAGTGCTAACGATACTTCTACAAGATTAAGAGTAAATATAGAACACTTAGCTCCTAGTTGGGCTAAGAGATATAAGTTTGCTGTAAAGTCTAATGTTGGTCTGTATGAAACCATAAGAACTGAAGGTCCTGCATACAAGAAAGATGGTGTGATGTATGTTAAAATGTATCAAGATGATTACAACAAACTAAGCACTGAAAGAAATGTTGTCCTAAAGAATAATGGAAAGGGACGTATGGCTACTAAGTATATTTTCGATTTTGTAGAAATATATACAGCTGAAGCCAATGAACTTTACTCTGGTTCTGAAGCAGGAGCTTACGCTAAACTAGAATCTTCTTTTGATGTAAACACAGTCTTTGATTGGGTTAGTGGAGCTTTGGTAGATCCTAATCAAGTGGACGTTGACACTGATACCGCATTAGTTTTTGAGTCTGTAGAGAAATCAGCTCCAGAGTCAGTGTACTACGAAGTTCCTGGAACTTACGATATTATAGATCGATACCATCAAGGCAACAGTCAAAATCAGAACGCAACAGACGACGGTATAGTAATTTTAGATGCTTACAACGCTTGGGCTTTCGGAGATGGAACAGAGTCTGCTAAAGCGTTAGACTTACAGACCAACCTACAAATATACATGGGTGTTAGGGTTAACGAAGAAATAGATGATTACGGTAAAACTGTACGTCCTTCATCAATCACTTACAGCGAAGTATACGAACAATCTACAGGATATAACGGCTTGAGTTCTTTCAACCTAAATCTACTAAACTACAAAGATTTAGACGATAAATATGGTCGTATTACCAAGGTTGTGTCTAAAGACACCGATCTTATATCGTTTCAAGAAGATAAGGTTCATAGAATCCTTGTAAACAAAAACGTTTTATTCACAGCATCTGGAACAGGTGACGTATCTCAAACACTTAATGTATTAGGTCAAGAAGTAGCTTACTTGGGAGAGTATGGTATAAATAACTCACCTGACTCAGTTCAGCTATGGAGAAACAGTATATACTTTGTAGATAACAGACGTGGAGTTGTTTGTGATTTAGATGCCAACGGAATATTCGAGATATCCCAATACGGGATGAAGCGTTGGTTTAACGACAACTTAAGTTTAGAATCTGGAAACACAGCCATCGCTGGTTACGACCCGTATAACGATCATTACATCGCATCAATAGGAGACCAATACACCGTTGCTTTCAGTACAGACGCTAAAGGGTGGGCCTCTTTTTATTCTTACATTCCAGAGTCCATGACTAGTGTAGGTAATAATTTCTATACTTTTAAGGATGGTCAATTATATAAACATAATATTAAGACAGGTCAAAGAAATGTGTTTTATGGTCAATCTCCTGCAAACACAGAGGTTGAGTTTGTAATGAATGCTTCGCCTTCTGAGGTAAAAATATTCAAAGCAGTTGAGTTGGAAGGTAATTCAGGAAACTGGGACGCAAGTATTGTAACTAATTTAGACGAAGGTCACATCAACAAACTATCCTTCAAAGATAAAGAAGACAAATACTGGGCTTACATTAGAAGAAACCTAGATGATATACTTAATACAAGACTACTTTCTGTTCAGGGTATAGGTAATCTAACTAGCATAGACGGCAATACTGCTGCGTTTATTAATGTTCCTTCGTCTGCAAGAGTAGGTGATTCATTATATTTCTTTGATGGTGTAGACAATCTACTAATGGGTTCTGTAACAGACAAGACAAGTACAACGCTTGTGGTAGATACAGTAAATAATACACCGTCGGTATCTGACTTTTGTTTTGTAGCTAAAAACCCTGAAGCAGAAAGCTATGGTTTAAAAGGTTATCACGCCAACGTAAGATTAACTAACAACACTACTGAACCTCTAGAGTTATTCGCTGTTAACAGTGAAGTAGTCAAGAGCTTCATGTAATAATTTGTATATTTGTAAAAATAAAACGATATGAGTTTATTTGAAAAAATAGGTAAGCTTGCCGGACTAGGAGGTTCGGGCGCTGCATTAGGTGGAGCGGGTTTAGCTATTGGTGCTATCGGATCGATAGGACAAATGATTTCTGGAGCTTCAAGAGCTAATAAAGCTAGAAAAGCATTAGAGAATTACCAAAGACAAGAACTTAAGAATGTAACGGAAGGTATGAGAGTATCTACTCTTGCTGCCGAGATGAAGACAGAAGAAGCGCAAAGACGCTTTGCTACTACTGTTGGTGCACTACAATCAGGAGGAGTTAGAGGTCTTGTAGGTGGTTTAGGAGTAGCTGAGCAACAACAACAACAGCAGCAACAACAAATCGCAGCTGACCTTGATAGACAGCAAACTCAAATAGAGCAAATGAGAGCTCAAGACGAAGCAAGAATCAGAGGTATGCAAGAGGCAAGAGAAAGCCAAGAAATACAAGGTATGGGAGCTGAACTTGCCGCTGGTAGACAAATGCTAAACGCAGGAATCACCGGACTAGCGGGTACCGCTATGGCAGGATTCAAAATGGCTAATCCGGCTAATAGCTTTCTTAGTAATGATGAATTAGCTAAAGAATTAACAGGTAATGTCTAAAGGAGGAGCATACTACGCAGCAGCTGGAGCAGCTAATCAAGTACAGCCAGTTAGCTTTGGTGACATAGCAATGGGATTTGCTAATATCGCTGAATCTAAAAGAAAAGAGTCTGCTGAGCAAGCTAAATATCGTCAAGACTTCTTAATGAAACAGCAGGAGCTGTTTGGTAACGAAATTATAGGAGAGTTTGACGGTACAGGGATCGATAATATCGATGGCGTAGCTGATAAAACAAAAGACTCGATAAAAAAACATGCTGAGATACTAAACTCATTATATGAGGACGGTAAAATAAGTGAGTCTCAACTAAACTCTAGAATGAGAAAGCTATCAAACGCTTCAGCTCAGTATAGAAACATGGTAGGTAACGTATCTTCTTTTATACAGCAACACAATGAACTTGGTGGTAAATCATCTAAATACAATGAAGCTGTTATAGAGCGCCTAAACTCATTTACACAGGACATGCTGCCTGTTGTTAACGAAAATAGTGAGTTGGTTTTTCTAAGTAGAGGTGGCAAGAGAGGCTTACAACAAACTTCTTTATCTGGTATGCAAGATATGTTATCAGCTAAAGAAGGTATTAGTGATAACGATATATTCAAGGGTGTTATGGCTGGTATCAAACCAACCACACAAGTCAAAGGAAAGGCTGTAGTTTCTACATATATGCCCAACGGAGATCTTAGCGCAAACACTAAAAACTTCCTAAAAGAACAGTTCGATACAATGTCAGACGATCAGTTAATTGATTTGGCTGTAAAGAATGATATTGATTATGGAGATGGTTTAGAAATAGAAAATAAAGACGCTCTTAAGAGTAGTCTTATGAATGTATATGAAAATAAAACCAAATCATACCTTACAGATCAGGAAGCTGCAAATGAAGTTGAAGGAATAAGACTATCTATACAAAGAGGTAACTTTAAAATTTCTTCAGACAGAGAAGAGAGGGCTAAGAAAAAAGAAGCTGAAGCAGAAAGAAAAATGCTTGACCCTCAATCAACTGTTGTTAATTACAATGAAGGTCAATACGCAGCTAAGGTTTGGCAAACTCCTTTAGATAAAACATATAACATAGCTCCTTATATTGAGGGTGCTACAGAACTAAAACATTCTGGTGCTGTTCAGTTGACTCAGGTAGAGCAAATTAATACAGGTACCGACGAGAATCCAAACTATAAATACCGTTTAAGTGTTTATATACCACCTTCAAAATCTAGTCTTGACAGCACGGAATTAATGGGTATAGGATCTACAATATCTAATAAAGCCGAAGAAATGAGAAACAATGGAGCTACTCAAGAGGAGATAGACACTTATATTAGTCAAACTAAGCAGGCTTATGGTATTTCTGGATCAGGACTAACTTACCAAACAATAGATGTTAATGAATCTGACCTATTAAAACTACAGAAGTTTTTACCAGACGATTTTATCGAGGAACAAAAGAACTTAAACAACCTATTCCAATAACAAAATAAAGGGAATGAATAAAGAAGCTATAGAACAACTTTATCAAGCGTATGTTCAACAAGGGTTACTAGATTCAGAAGCTGTAAGTTTAGAAGCTTTTTCTAGCATGAACTACGACCAAGCACAGCAAGTATATAAAGCTGGTGTAGAAAAAGAATTATTTAACGTTCCATTCGATAGCTTCTCTTCTTTGTTTGGTTTACAGAAACCCGTAGAAGAGCCAAAAAAAAAAGAAGATACGGAATCAGATTCAATGGCTGGTTCATTGGAGTCTCCAGAGATTGATTCCGACAAAGCATTAATAAACTACATAACACAGCAGAAAACTGCTTACCAAAACTCACTTGACGAATACAGAACTCTTAGAAGAGAACTGACTGAAGAACAAGCGAGACTAGTTCAAAAGAAGAACGCAGACCCTACATTCGATACTACACAAGGGTTTGAAGAACTAAATAAAAAGATCTCTAAGTCGGAAACGATGAAGATTGATCTTGACCGACAAAAAGATTTCTTAGACGCAGAACTTGATAAAGCTTATAAAACCTCAGAGGAGGCTATGAGAGAAGCTTTTGGCGGTGACGGCACTATGGTTGAAGGGATTTTTGCTGCTTTCTTAGAAAACACACAAGAATCAGGTCTTTTAGGAACCATTATAGATATGGCTACATCTGTGCTACCAAACTTTGGTATGTCAGAAAACGACTACAAGAGGTTTAAGGATAAGGGTATGAAAGACTCTGAGATCTTAGACAAGGTTCGTAAAGACAAAAAGAAAGAGTATCAACCAATGGTAAGAGAATCTTTGAAAGAGGTTCTAGGAGTTGATATTGACGACAGGAAAAGACAAGAGTTTAGAGAGGAAAGTCTTATATACGAAGGTCTTGAAGGTATGGCTGGTAGTTTACGTGCCATGATGGGTACTAAAGAACAAAGAATAGCTCAGTTTGCTCTTCTTGGAGTAGATGCTCTAGACCAAGAAACCTTGAACGACCCAGACTTTGATAACGTATCAGAGAATGAAAAGTATCTTTTTAAAGCACCTATAGCTTTAGTTGCTGGTATACTTGAGAATGTTGGTTTCAGAAACATGATGGGAAAAAGTCCCGCTATAGTAAAGTTAATTACAAAAAACGTACTGGGTAAGGCTGCTACAAACGCAACCGTAAAAGACTTTGAAACCTTAGTAAATAAAGAAATAACAAACCTGTACGCTAGATACGGTATTAGAGTTTTTACAGCTGCTGCTGGAGAGTTTGAGACTGGTTTTGCGCAAGAGTTGTCTGAGGTAGGTATAAAGAGTATTTACGAGACAGCTAAAGGTGTAGAGCTGTTTAAAGACCCTGATTTCTTTTCTAAAGAGATGTTAAAGAACTCTTTAAAGGCGGGTGTATTAGAAGCTATTGGAGGTTTTGCTATGGGTAGTGCCGCTAACGTAAGTACTACTATTCAGGAAGGTAAAAGAGCTTCTGAATTAGGAAAGCTTTTTGACACTGCTGACAAAATGGCTTTGAACCCAAAACTAAATGAACTTGCAAGGCTACACCAAAAAACACTTTTACAAGCAGGTGATATCACTCAAGAACAGTATGACAAGAATATAAAAAGCCTAGATTTTGTAAGCGCTATATCGTCGAAGATACCTCAAAACATAAGTCAAGAAGATAGAAGAAGAGCTTTCGATCTTATATTAGAAAAACAGAATCTAGAAAAACAAAAAGCTGGTCTTGACTATGCAATGGGTCAAACTATTGCAGAAAGAATAGACCAAGTAAATGAAGAGTTAATTGAAATATCTAAAAGAACTGTAAGCAAGGAAACTACCGAAGAAGAAGTTGCTACTGAGGAAGAAGTTGCTACTGAAGGAGAGACTGCTGCTGAAGAAGAGACTGCTACTGAAGAAGAAACCCCAGGTGTTCAGTCGGAATTAGAGGAAGAAGGCGTTGATGAAGAGTATATCGACGAGGATGGATCTACGGTGTTTATGTATACCGATGGTATTGGAAGGTTGGTTAAAGACACTATGGCTGGTGAGACCATCTTCGACACTAGAGAAGAGTTCGACGCTGAAAGAGAAAGGCTTAGAAGCTTGCAAGCTGAAGAAGAGGTTGTTGCTGAAGCAGATGCTAGAGTTTTTGTTGCGCCATTCTACGATACTACCGTAGAAAGCGTTAATGACGCTGGAGAATTAAGAAAATCCAAGGGCTATAAAAAACATATCAGCGCTATAAAAAATACAGCTAAAGCTATAGGCCTTGAAATAGAAGCAATAGAAGAAGGTATAGGTGGCTTTATAAACGAAAAAGGCACTAAAATTAGGGAAATACAAAACGTAGTTAGGTTTAAGCCTGGGCAGGATATAGGAAAGATCGAAGAGTACGCTGCTGTTATAGGTGTTTTAACTACAGAAGTACAGGAAGCTACTATAGCTGCTCAATACGTAGATGAGAATTCTGACGCTTACAACAGCGATAGCGGTGTGTTAGAATACACTATTAAAACAGACAAATCAAAGAGCGATGAGGTTCTTAAAGCTCTTAAGGATAATGATATATACGACTTTACTTACAATGAAAGTACTGGAGAATTAGTTTTCTTGGATTTTAGTAAGGGACAAAGCACTGAATTTAACGAAAAGATATCTAAATTTGCAGAGTATCTAAAAAGCAAAAAAATAAAACATGAAGCAGCAAACAAAAGGGCAATCGAGTCAAGATACATCGACCCCACAAGAAGAAAAGAACTTCTTTCAAATATTGCAAGAAATGCCGTTCAGCAAGGACAAGATCGGGGAGAGTTTTATAAGACGGTCGAAGAAGCGATAAGAAGAAGCGATAAGTTTCTGAAGCAAACTCAGGAGGTTAAACCTGCTGAAACCAAAAAGACCACCCCTAAAAAGAAACAGCCTACAAAGAAAGCTGAGCCTGCTAAAAAGACGGCTCCTAAAAAACCCACTACACAAAGAGAACAGGGCTTAGATAGAACAGGTCAGTTAAAAGACGCTGACCACAAAAAACTAACTGAGTTATTCAATACACTCCAAGAAGCTGAGTCAGACGCTGAGTCAACCAGTAGTAAAGGCGCACAAGAAAACCTAAGAAAGGCTAAAGACAAGTTTGTTAGAACAGCCAGAACTATGGGCTTGGACGCAGATATGAGAGAGGTTTGGGCTGACGCACTTATCATTGAACAAAAGGCGGCACTAGCTAAATTAGCTCCACAAGCGGCTGCTTCAATGAATAAAAAGAAGACTGCCGAAGATAAAGCAAAGGCTAAAGAAGCAGCTAAATCAGCTCAGTTACAAGAAGATATTAAGCGTGCTAGAGAAGAGAGCGAAGATGCTAATATGAGGTTTGAGGAGGTCAACGAAGAAATCCAGAACGAAAAAGACAACCTTAATATTGCTAAAGAAGAGTACGCTAAACAAACAGAAAGACTAAAGAAAGAGCTTGAGATATTAAAAACAGAACTTCAAGTAGCTAGTAAACCAGACGCCGAAGAAGGTTGGTCTGACACGGTTAAAGAGAAGATCAAAAGAAATAAAGAAAGACAAGCAGAAGAAAAAGAAAAGTTCCAAGAAGAGAAGGAAAGAGTAGCTGACGCTATCGAATACTACAAACAAGAACTTCCTTCTGTTAGATCTGAAGCTAAAAAAGCAGCTACAAAACTAGCTAAGTTAGAAGCTAAACAACCTAAGTTCCAAAAAGGAACTATAACCGATGTTGATCCGTCTGACATTACAGCTGTTGTTGATGAAATGAATCAACTTTCTGACGAGCAAGCGGCTTTCGAAAACCCTTCAGAGTTAACCACTAAAAATAAGTTAAGCTTAAAATCTTTAAGGGATAGGTTTGGTAGAAAAGTGAAGACAATTAAAAACATGTCTGAGTTTGAAGGAATACCATTTGTATTCTCTATATCGGATCAACTTATGACAGGTGAGTGGACTAGCCCTTTTACTGGAAAAGTAATGGAGTTTTTTGGTGGACTTGGATTTAATATGTCTAAAGGAAACCAAAATAATGCTTGGGCAAACACTGATGAAAGGACAGCTAAAGGAATGCTGAGAAATGCTAGGGATGTTTACAATAAAAACAAAGAGTTATTTGATAGGCTTTGGGACGAAGGCAAACTACCTAAAGGTCATGTACCTATGGCTATTCTTAAGATGGGACAAACATCTATACAAAGTAACGAAGCTTTGTTTAGAGTTATAGCAGACAACCTTGACACACACTTCACGAAACAAGAGCAACAAATAATTTTTGAGGCTCTAAAAGAAGATTTAAAAGATAGAGCCAAATCTACAGTAGCTCTTGGACACCTAAACAAGTACGATAATATTGTTGATGCTTTAAATAATATTACGGAAATAAATATCGGTAACAGGGTTATAATAACAGAAAGACTTACTTACGGAAGCACAGATCTAGGGCCTGCATCAAAACCAGGGGTGCCCAAGAAAGAGGCAATAGCAAAAGTTCTTGAAGCGAAAGGCAAAGAATTTTACAAATACCTACACCTACCAACCATAAACGAATCCATAAGAGAAGAGGCTTCCAAAGAAATACCTGACTCTCACGTAATCTCTATAACTGGTATTGATGTAATTAACGGTAAAGTCACAAAAAGAAAAGACGGAGAGGTAAATCACCAAAACTATCCATTTGGAGTAAAAGGGCAGTTAATAGGTGTTCTTGAAAAACCTGTTCATATGGCAGATGTGTTCCCTGAAGCTTATGCTAGAATAGCACCTATGGTTAAGGTAAGTGAGAAAGGTGATGCAACAACACCAATGTCGGCTGTTTCTCAAGCTATTGCTGTTTCTGGCATGGTCGCAACAATTAAAGCGTATAGAGGAGCTAAGCCAGTGCAAAAAATTAATTCATTGAATGCTGTTTTAGGCCTTATAAAAAGCTCATTTCCTTCTGTAGCTGTAGTAAACAGCAAGCAAGAGTATGAAGCTATGTTAGCGTCTCCTGAGGTATCTAAACAACTAAAAAGAGGTGATGTTGTTTACGGATTTACTATAGACAATAGAATATTCTTAAATCCTGAGTATGAAAGTGTAAACACCGCTATTCACGAATACGCACACATATGGACATCTTTTTTAAGGGAGAACAATCCTCAACTTCTTGAAAAGGGTTACAAACTACTCGAAGGAACAGAGGTACTTGAAAGAAAGAAGAAGGAGTTTCCTGACGATATCGAACTAGCAAAAGAAGAGGCTTTAGCTGAGCTTATTGGTAATAGAGGTGAGACTTTAGTAAACGCATCTCAAGACACTAGAAATAAGTTTAAAGAGTGGTTTAATGCTCTTTTTGAGTACGTTAAAAACAAGATAAAAGGATTTGACCAAATGAGTCAGGAAGAGTTCTCTAACATAACTTTAGATGAATTCGTTGATGGAGCTATAAAACAAATACTTTTAGGTCAGGACGGGAAAGAACTTACAAAGAAGGATGTAAAAACCCTTGGTGTTGTTTTTAGAAAGTCTAATATAGATGAGATTGTAGACTCTGTACTATCAAGCACTGAATCATCTAGGCCAGCAAAAAGAAAATCTACTAAGCTTAGAGAAGATAGTGAAAAAGCGATCAAGGATAAGTTAAAAAGAAAAAAGCTAAAACAAGTAGTACGAGGTCTGAGAGAAAAATTCTTAGACAGAGGTGTAAAGATAAAAGACTTCCTAAAAGAAATAGGTACTAAACAAGCTACTGAAGCAGCTGACGCGTTTGTTAATAGAGCTGGAGCTAGCGGTTTTGCAGACTTTAGATTTAAGGAAGCTTACAAAAAGATATATAAAGGTCTAAACGATAAACAAAGAAAAGACCTTGATGAGTTGGTGTTCATAAAAAGGATAGTAGCTATCAATGAGAATAGAGTCGAAAGAGGTCTTGAGCCTTATGTAGGTAAGGACAACTACACTTATGAAGATGCTAAAGCGGATCTTTTAGAGATGGAGATGACTCTAGATAATTTTTCTGATCTATCTAAAAGAGTCGACATCTACTTTAGTGAGATGGCAGATAGCCTTAAAAGATTAAGAGACGCAGGACTAATATCTCAAGAAGTTTTTGAACAGCTAAAAGATATAGAGTACTCACCTATCAAAACCATCAAGTATATCATTCCAGAAGGTACTAGCAAAGAAGACCTTAATAGGTATGCTGAAATGACTGGAATGAATAAAGACCTTATTCAGAACCTTAGTAACGAGAACAAGAACGATGTAATAATGGACTCTGAGTGGTTGCTACAAGCAAACATATCTATGATTTCAGCTGTTACCTTCGAGAACAAGATGCTTAATAAGTTTTACGAAGGATACCTATCAGCTAGCGCTGAGGTAAAAGAAGCTTTAAGTGAATTTATGCTAGACAATCCTGTTATTGGAAAGTATAAAAACGGAAAGCTGAAGTATAAGTATGATACCGCAAAAGATCTTACAGGATACACTAAAGTAAGGTTTATCAAGGATGGTGTTCCAACGTACATGGTTATTCAAAGCCAGTACGCAAACTCATTGTTAGATATAAAGAAGAATAGCGAAGCTCTTGACAAAATTGGTAAATACTCTGGAACAAAAATACTTAGGTTCTTCGCAACTGGTGGTAACCCATTATTTATTGTAGGTAACACCGCAGTGGATTTCCAGAACATACTATTTTTGTCTGACGTTTACTCCAACAATAAATTTAAAGGAGCGTTCAACCTAACTAAAGACGCTGTGAAATTCTTTACTCAAAAAGCCCTGTCAGACTTAACTAAAAAAGGTAAGTTTAAAGAAACGTACAGGGAGTATATGGAAAATGGAGGCGGAATGAGCTACCTTTCTAGAGACGGTTTAAAATCTCTTGAGAGTCTAAACCCTGTAAGTAAGTGGAAAAAAATAGGTCTTTCTTGGATGAAGGGATACGGTAATGTAATGTCTTATCTTGGAGAGACTTCAGAGATAGCATTCAGAATGTCTGTTTACGAGAAGTCTAAGGAAAACCAAATAAAAGAATATAAGAGAGAGAATGGTGCAGAACCTACTGGAGAGGCTTTAGAAGTTATAAAACAAAAAGCTGTAAGAGAAGCAAGAGAGACAATTGATTTTAGTCAGGGAGGAACAGTAGTGAAACAAGCTGACAAAGTATTTCCTTACTTAAACGCAGCTACTCAAGGTTTGAGAAAGGGTATTGACTACGCTTTAGCCAACCCTGTCAAGTTTGGTTCTAGTATGATTCAATTGATGGCCTTCTCAAGTTCTTTAGCGTCACTTTCTATGTACTTACTTTTATCAGCTATGGATGATGATGACGATCTTGAAGAGATATTAAAGTCTGTTAGCGAATACGAGAAAGCTAACTATCAAATCATATTCACTGGAAGGAAAGATGAAAAAGGAGAGTGGGAGTATTTAAGATTTAAGAAACTACCTACAACAAATGTATTTACTACACTTGCTGAAAACATAGTGATTAATACTATACTTAAAAACAAAGGATATGATTCTTCTTACACTAAAAACTACTTATCTCAAGGGTTAACTAGTGCACTTCCTTTAGATGTTACTAAAGGGCTTTTTAACCAAATAGTAAGCAGAAACCCTGGTCTTAGCGCTATGATAGCATATAACATGAATTACGACTTGTTCTATGATAAAGAAATTTTTACAGCGCCTAGAGGTAAAGATATACATCCAACAGCTGAAGGTTTATATGACGATAGAGTAGATGAAATCTATAAGTTAATAGCTCCAGCTTTAGGCGATGGTTTCTCACCTATCAGGTCTAAAGCTTTTGTAGAAAAGATTTTAACCAGCGAAAGTACTAATCCAACAATCGGTCTTATCTATGCTGGCTTTGATGCATACGCTAAAGAAGACAAGACACTTACGGGTGAGTTAGCTAATGTTGTAAAAAGACTTGCAGGTTCTGCCACAAAAAAAGTGACTAGAACAACAAATAAGAAGCTTATCTCGTATGATAAGTTGGCGGAAGAGAAGACTCAGAAAATGATCATCGAAACCGACATATGGAAGAGCGAACAAGAAGTATATAAGATGATTAGAAAGAAGGTAGAAGACGGAGGATACTTTAGTCAAGAAGAATTCAATCAGATGTTAGTAGATAACTTTGAACCTAGAGACTTTAAAAAGTACTATAAGAAGTATACTACATACCTTAAGAACATCAACCTAGACAGAAAAATTCTTGATGTAATATACGAAGACACTCCTGAAGTACAAGCGTTGATGCTATACAACAGGTTTGGCACTAGCTTAGAAGCTGAAGAACTAGCCTTACTAGAAAGAACTGGTAAAAACGCTGGTAGAAGAGTGTCTAAGAAAGCCTTCGCAATATACTTCTCTGAGTATATGGGTAAATAAAAAAAGGGAGCTTTTTAAGGCTCCCTTCTTACATTCAAAACAAACTAGATTATGAATCTATAAATACAATCAGTACAAATATAGTTGTATTACATTGTATTGCATTGGATTCAATTGGATTAGTTATTCACTATCATCAAAGTGATTTCAACAATTCTCTTTAAATTCGTATACTACCTTGTCACGTTTTTTAGTTAGGATATCTAACTCCCTTTGTAGGTAGTCCATTGCTTTTCGTAGGTCTTGTATTTCGTTTTCTTTCTTGCCTGCACGAGCAACATACTTAATAATGTTACCACGATTAAAGTTTAGTTCGTAGTCAGATATTACATCAATAAGGTCGTAGTCCTTACCGTTGTCATAGTGTATTTGTGAAGATCTCATTTAATGTTTTAATTGAAATTATACTTACTTGATTCTCTAAACCTCTTATTCTTGCTAATTTATCGTCGATATATTCTATAACATGAACCTGTTTAGGTTTGTTATATATATCAGTCCAGCAAGGTTTGGTTGTAATCTTATCCCCGAGACTAAATGTCATCACTCAGCGTGTCTATGTATAAAGGAGTATGTACACCAACGTACGCTCCCCATACATTATACTCAAGGTACTCGATAGATTCTAGATCAGACATACCTTCTTCGACTAAGATTTTTATCATCTTGTCTTTGTCGTATATTACCCTCTCTGATTCTGCCTCAACACCAATAATAGCGTCATCAAAACCTTCTGCAAAAAGAGCTTCGCTTTTATCGTTTAGCTCGATCAAAAACTCTTGTATTTTAGTTCTCATCTAATGGAAAGTAATGGGTTAAACGTGCGATTTGTCCTTTGTCTTTAGAGTGAATAAAACCTTCAATAGCAGGCATATTCATGTAGCCGTTATCGGCGTGCCACCTATCAGCTTCTGAAGGGGTGCGTAATGTTTCGATAGTACAACTAACGGTATCCTTAGACATTTTGTGGTGGTAGTGGTGTAGGTACCAGTACCTAAAGTCACCTTTATTTAGGTCGTCTGTAGCCTCTATAGACATAAGCTCACCTAAGTTATTCTGCTTAGCCCCATCCCCGTGAGTTGTTCCTATCAAGTTCTTTCCGTACTTAAAATACTTTCTATGTCTAAGGTCTGAGTCGAACGTAATGTTTTTACAGTCCTTGAACCAAGTCTGGATAGCATCCGCTAAAAAGAACCCGTGTGTGTAGTCGTGGTTTGAGGGATTGAAAACAAAGTGTACGTCAGCAACCTTCATTAGCTCCTCTAACACCTCGACATAAAGTCTTTTAGCAATTAAGAAGTTATCGTACCACATACCGTCAGTATCCTGAGGAGTTCCTGAAGTTGTAGTTCTTTTTGGTGAATCGATATGAAGGATATCGTTACCCGCAACAAAAAGTATTTTGTCTATCTGAAAACCAGATGCTTTTTCTAAGATACCTCTTACTCCTTCCTTGACTCTTTGTACTGCGACTTGATTGTTGTAGTCTTTTCCCGTTGCGAAGACAGTAGATAGTTTGCCAATATGTACATCAGCGGGGTCAACAACAAGTAAATGACCATCAGCAACAACAGTCCTTTTGATCGGTTCATATTTAAACGTGTGGTTTTTAATTGCGTCTAAGTGATCGTTTAACATATCGTCAAACGTAGGCCCATCATTATCTTGTTTAAAGGCTATTGACCAGTGTTTACCTTTATACCACCCGTGTTTTACGTTCTCAAAAGGAACACCTGCTTCTTCGCAAGCCTTAGTTAAGCCCGGATTATTTTCCTGAGCCTCCATCTTTCTAATAGTGTAACGAGCTAATTGATATAGGTTGTTTTCACTTTGTTCGTAAGAACCTTCAGAATACATTGTTCTTGCTAGTTCTTTCAGGTTTGTTATACCTGACCTGTAGAGCTCAATAGCTCTTTCTTTTACATGATTGTACTTATGCATTATCGATTGAATTTAGGATTTCTTCTAGTAGTTCCTCCAACGCAATAGAAGATTTTTTTATAGCATCGAAGTCTTCATCGACAAGCCCTTCATATATTTCATCAACAAGGTCATGAACCTGATCCATTAATCGGTTTATGTACCTCAGTTTGTTATCGATGTAACTCATTCTTATTGTGTTAGATACACAAATATATAGAATAAGTAGACTGAGGTTAATAACTTCTTATACAAAGATATTAACAGTTAGTCCAATTCTTCAAGAACAATAGTTCTTAGAAACTCTGATCCAACAACTGGATCAATTTTATTAATGGCTCTAGCCATCTTTTTCCATTTACGGTCAGCTTCTTTAATTTCTGCTTTAGTAGAATCAGTGCCTAAGTTACATCTTAGCTCTGCATTAATACGCAAACACTCTTCTACTTTTTGTCTAACAGTCCACGTAGTGAACCCCATGAACTTATCTAAGTCCTCAAATTTATACGCCATATTTAATGTATTTATTTAAATTAATATAATCTAGAAACGTGTCGATATCTATCTCAACAATATCAACTACAAGAACCTCTATCGGTGATTCAAAAACAATGTCAGCTACAAAAAAATAGTCTCCTATTTCAGTCTTCACAACAAAAGCTTGCTGATCTATAACATACTCCTCACCAGGATACTCAACGTCATTAACTACGTCTAATATATCCCACTTAATATCGTCGTACTTTGCAGTCAAGTATCTATCAACATCGATCGATATCTGTATCATACTATTCTCCTCTGTAAACCTCAGTTGTGAATCCATACTTACCTAGTTCTTTTAATCTATACTCTTGTATTTTACTAAGCTTACCGTTAGGTGTTTTAATCTCTGAAAAAATCACACGCCCGTCAGGGTGTATTCCCAACACATCTGGTATACCATTTTTATTTGTTTTGACAAGCTTCAGAACATAATACCCTTGCTTTTCAAGTTGGTCTATCCTTTTCTTTTGTATCTGTTGCTCAGTCATATAACAAATTTAAGAAAAATCTTTTCTGAAGTGTCTGAGGGTATAATCCTTTTTGTTTGACACAGCTCTGTAAACTTTTTTCTCAATTCCGTTTTTAGAAAACAACCAATATACCTTATTGTATTTTCGGTCTTTAGTTGTCATTCGATCACGAGCTTGCCAGTAGCTTGTAGCACTGAAATCTATGTTGTAGAAAACAATGAAGTCAGCGTTACGAAGTGATATACCTTCTCTACCAGATACAATCTGAAGCGCTATGTGTTTAGCTTTTCCAGAGTCAAAGTCTTCTAGTGTAGTGCAAACCTCATCACCAAAAACTTGTTTGATAGCATCAAGCTCAGCTTTGAACTTGTAGAAGATTCCCAACCTATTATCAGTAAACCTCCACTTTATATATTCAGCCTTACTAGTGTCTAGCACAGCACTATTACCACTCTCAAACTTAACAGTTCCACTATACATCTGGTGTAGCTTAGACATTAGTTTAACTCCAGTGTCAGCAAGAATAACTTCTTCTTTACCTTCTACAACTAAATCTCTTTTTAGCCTACTACAAAGTTCATAGGTAGATTGTTTAATAGGAACCTCAATGATTTCTTCCTCAATCGATGACTCAAACCCCGCTTCTTTTTGTGTGTAAGAAATTGTATAAGGCTCCATTGCTTCCGGAATTTCTTTCCGACCATCGGAATAGTCATTGATATTGAACCCATTGATTTTTTTCTGGGTAACATTAACGTAGTCCTTTGCAAACTTGTAGAAACTCTTGTACTCCGAGAATGGGTTGTTGGAAACCCCATACACCTGATGGTACATCTGAGAGTACGATTCAGGTGTTGGAGTACCAGAAAGGAAGATTACGTACGGGTTGTTCACTACCATCATCTTCTTGACAAGCTTTGCTCTAGAGCTAGGTTTAGGAAACGCACCTAGAGAATGTGCCTCGTCTACAATAATAGTGTGCCAACCTTTTTCAGAAACCTTATGTAGGCTCTCGTAGTTTATTATAGTTATCTTAAAGCTAGGTTTCAAGAGATCGTAGTCGTCTTGAATGTTAGGTATAGCTTTTTTCTTTGTAACAAAAAGTACGTTGTAACCACAAGCTAATGTGTCTGCGATACCTAAACTAGTAAGTGTCTTACCAGTTCTAACCTCCATAGCCAAATACAACATTCGCTTTTCACGAAGTATCTGGTAGCCTCTGGAAATAATATCTTTTTGGTAGTCCCTAAACTCAACCATATCTTTCTCTTAGTTTTGCGTACACATCCCAACAGGCTACTGCTGCTTCTGTACTATCTTTATAAATCTTACTTCCTACTGTTACTTTACTGGTATACTTAACTCCATCCTTGTAAATGAAGTCTTTACCCTCAGTAGTTATACCACCTTTACGGATATGTATTTGGCACTCTTTACTTCCGTAGTAACCACCGTACCTGTCGGGTATCCACTCAACAGGTTGGATGGTTACTTGGAAGTCATTCTCTACGCACCAATTAAAATTCGAACATATCGTCGTCATCTCTTCTGAGCTCGGAAACATCTACTTCTTTTTTAGAGTTAAACATAATCCATCTACCCATCTTCTCTCTTCCATCAGTAACCTCTACGTTATCTAAGAATTTACCGTATAGGTCAAGCCACTTGTAGAAAAGAGTTCTGGATATAGTGTACTTAGCTTTAGGAGCGTAATCAGGGTTGTCAAGTATAAAGTCGTTATACAAGTCGTCCTTAAATATTCGTTTGTCGTAAACAATTAAGTCTGACTTAATAGACCCATCAACTAATCCACACCACTCAATAAACTCTTGTCGTGTCTCCTGACCAAGCTTCTTAATCTTACTGTTCTTAGATTGTGAAACGATAAGCCCGTGACGTAAGAAGAATTGTAGGTTGTTTATCATATAGTTGTCAAACACCACCCACTCTTCGTCTGACCACTCGTCAAACAAACGCTTACCAAACTCATCAACTGGAGTGAAGTCTGCTTTATAGTATTGCTTTAGCTCCAACTCGAACTTACGTCTAACGAAAGAGTTACCCGTACCCCTAACTGTGTAGTTAGTAGTAATGATAATCTTAGGTGAGTACCTGAATGGTATGCTGATAGCGTCCTTGTTTTTCTTCTCAATAGTAATACCCTCAGTAATAACTGAGAATAGTCTTTCGAAGTCAAAACCTTTCTTAACGTCATCAAAAGTAACCACTTGAGTGTCGGTAGATATCGTCTGGTAAGCGAAGGACTTGTCAAAAGAAAATGCCTTACCATCTATGTAAGAAACTTTCTTCATCTTGCTTATCGCTTGAGCAAATATACCTTTACCGGTACCACCTTCTGGGTCGTTAGACATTTCCTCGTCATTAAGAATTATTGAAGGACAATAACCTGGATCCTTGTAACTGCTCATCAAGAACCCGATAGCGGACTCAATAGACTTAATACGCTCATCTTCGTTTCCAGATATGTTATTGATAAAGGTTTTGAAGTCGCAGTTTTCAACGTCTACTACACTCCAGTCCCTATCGATAACTTGGTCACGCCAAACGTAACCGCCTAAGTCAATATAGTCGATCGAATCAATATCTTTTTTTGTTACACGAAGCGCACAGTTTCTGAAGTAAATAAACGACTCGTACTTCGTATCCTCAACAAAGTGAATGTTTACTGTATCCAAGAACGACAAGAAGTCTTCTTTGAAATAACGTGTCTTGTCAGCAAAGAAATTGTAGACAATCATGTCTCCCTTCTCTAACACATAGTTAAGCACAAAATCTTTTACCTCTTCTTCTGAAGCCTTATCAATAAGGTTGTTGGTTACACGAACAAATATGTATTTGTCTGAGCCGTGAGGAGTGAACTTGTAAAACCCGTTGTCTTCTAAAAACTCTTTGAATAAAAAGTGTTGTAGAGACACAGCTCCCTTATCTGAAACGCTCCAGAACTTATCCACTCCAGAGGTTTTTTCGATAGCCTCGTACACCTCGTTTAGGTTACCTTCATCGATCTCAAGTCTGCGCAGGTCTTTCTTTATTTCGCTAGAGGATGCTCCACTCTTTATTTTTTTTCTGATGTTTTGAAGTTGCGCCTCATCCTCGTAGAACTTTGTCCCAAACGCACTAGCGTTGCTATACGCTGAGTTTATTGTAGTTCTAATTTCTGTCATAGGAAAGTCCGACTGAGCCATGCTAGACATAAATATCTCAGCAGTGGTTTTAGTAATACCAAACTCATTGAAAGCAGAAGCAAGTATAAATACGTTGTGGTTACGCTCACCATCAACCAACCCATACTTTCTGTTCCACCACTTCATAAGTCTCTCGATAATTACCCCCTCGTCTGTAACTGGTATCGTTGTATTGAGGTCGTATTTATCAATAGGTTTACCCTCCAACTCAGACAACTCAGTCCACTCTTCAGAATCCATGTTGACATACATGTCTGGGTCTGAAGACTCGTAACAAACTCTAGAGATATTCTTTGATGTAACGTCGAAGTATTTTGAATCGAAGTGGTCTTGAAGAGCTTCGAAGTACCTCTTGTGGTTATCTGGCTCCGCAGGTATCTTAACAATAACCTTGAGTCCGTTACCGCTTGGAGACACAAAAGCCGCCATAACATATGGGTTCTCAGTCATAGCGTGCTTGTCTTCCAACATCACACCAGAGTTTTCGTACCCGTCGAAGTCAAGACATATAAGCCCACTATGCTCTATGATAGCGTCGTCAGCTCGTTTTTTAAACTGACCGCTAAAACATATAGCGGGTAAGCCTTTCTTCAGTTCGTTTCTTTTAGATTTATCGTCTTCTTTTCTAATTTGATCGACTAACTCAGCGTACTTACCATTTTTAATCCTATCAAATACGAACTCGACATCTCTATAAAAAGGGGTTGAGGTCTCTTTAATGTTCTTAAAAATAGTAATCATTGTTTAGCCATGTAATTAGTTAGGTTGTTTAGTCTCTCTAGAAACTCTGGTAAATTATTTTCTGGTACTCGGCTAATATATTTAGATACCCTTTCGTCACTTTGAGAAAGGTCAAGTCCTTTTATATATTCTTTTAGTGCTGATACCTCGTTAGTCAACTCTTCGTTAACCTCTAAATAATGTTTTTCGATCTCACCCTCAATAGATAAAGCAACCTTAGAGTCATCTTTTTTAATGACCTTTTTATACACAATATCTTTAGCTACAAGGTATGCGTTGTAGAATTCTGGTTCAAACCTTTGAATTACCTCGAAGTTCTTTTCTAGGTGAAATAAAACTGTTGCGTGGTCTTTACCCACTTCCCCTCCAATAGCTGAAAGTGAGTACTTGGTAACGTCTCTAGCTATCTTAAAGTAGATAACTCTAGCGTATATTACATTTCTTTTTCTGTTGTTTGCTCTAAGGTCAATACCCGTAACGTCAGAAACGACGCTAATAATCTCGTTCAGTTTCATATGATTGTATTTAAATAAGATAAAAAAGGGCAGGTGTGTTAAGCCTGCCCGATAGATTACTAGTTGGTTAACTTAGAACCCTAAGTCATCCACTTCTTCAGCTTCAATAACTTCGATTTGGTTTACATCTTTATTGAAGTAACCCTCCATGTAGTTTTGAAGTTCACCCGCTACGCTATCAGCTTTTGCTGAATCTTTAGCAGTTAGGTTCTTGCCTAGTACAAAGTTAGGTGTAGAGTACTTAACACTCCCTTTCTTCGCTTCATTAGCTTCGTTTACCTCAATCCACTGGTTGTCTAGTAGATTTTTGTTGGCCTCAACAAAGTCAGACCATTCTTTTACACCTGCTCCTTTTAGGGATAGGTTAGCTAAAGTTCCGTCCTCAAGCATAATGTAAATCGATCTGTGGTAACGACCACCTGCTTGTTGAACTTTTGCTTTGATGTCTTTGTAAAGACCCGAAGCAATTTCACCACCTTTAAACGCACGTACCGTCATCGGCTCAGTGCCAATGTAGTAAACTTCGTTCGACCAGATTCCAGATTCCGAAGCATCGTTCCAACCTTTTACGGTGTGGTAGTGTTGCAGGAACAAGAACTTTGTAGGTAGTTGAACTTGAACTTTTTGACCTGCTTCTTTGTCATAGTACTCGAAGCATTTGTCATTTGATTTCCACTCTAAGTATTTAGTAGTGGGGTTAGAGCTTTTGCTCTCTTGAGAAGTGTGGCTGATTCTTGCCATAATAAAAAGTGTTTTAAAGTACGAACATCAACGCCCTGTCCGCTTGGGCTCTCGTGCCACGCTAGGAATCGAACCTAGAAAAACCGTTCGTGGCTACCATAAAAAAAACTAACCAAATGATGAATTACAAATATAAACGTAATGTTTATTTCTCACAAGAAAAAAGTGTTTTTTTACAAAATGATTACACCTTCTTCGTCCATAAAGTCCCAATTATATAGTGGAGCTTCGCCAGTATCTAAGTACTCTCTCCACTGAATGATTGCGTTCTCGTAGTCAATTCGTCCACGCTCAATCATGTCTTCACTCAACCTATAACACTGAACGCTATACGGGTGATTGGTTTCGATCGCTTGGAAGATAAACCTACTTGGGTCAATACCTAGTGCGTCGCAGTAGAGCGTAGCTTGGATGTGGTACCCGTACTTGTAGATGTCGTTTCTAAAAGCTTTTGGTGTATTACTTCTACAAGTCTTTATGTCAGATATAAAACCTTCGTCGTAGTTAATTACGTCAGGTCGTATTCTGAGGTACACGCCTTGAAAGTCTTCTACGTAGTGTGATAACTCAACATCACCTTTAGCGTACTTTGATGCGGTAGGGTTGTTGTCAAAGTTGTCTTTGATGATAGTGAACATCTCCCTATCAGTCTCTGGGAACACTAACTTACCCTCTTCTTGCCACTTCTCTACCAACTTCTTTTGTTCCTTACCTTCAGCGGTTCTTCCGTCTATCTTGTCGTAGAACTTTACCTGCTCATCAAATAAGTGTGGCTCAAGTACAAGTGTATGGATAGCGGTACCTAATTGGTACGCGTCGCTCGTGTAAGGCTTCTGGTTGATAAAGTGGTACACAGATTTATTGTGTATCGCCTTTAGTCCACTAGCAGAGATAGCTCTAGACGAGTGGTACTTTTCGTTTGATTCAATTACTTTTTTAATCATAGTCTATCTATTTTAGATTGTATTGTTTCTCTTGACTTTTGGCTATGCATATTAGATAGCAGTTGCCTCTCATACCTTTTCTTTTGAAAGGCCTTTACACCATTCTCTACACCCTCAGTAATAAAGGTGTAGTAAATGTCGTCGTCAACTTCTCTATAAATATCAGAAGCGGTACTAAGTATATATATACGCTCGCCGTCGTTAACCATCTTAACTCCTTTGTAAATAGAAGCTTTGAACTCGTCGGTATCTAAGTCAACCGAGTTTTCGTGACGCCTGAACGCCTGCCATATTTCTTCTAATGTGTATTCCATAGTCGTAAATCTACAAACATCATACATCTTATGCAATTTTTTTCTTCAAGAAATTAGTCTTTCTATCCAAACCATTCTTTATAACATACAAGTCGTAAGCCTTAGCCGCTTCCTTCGGTTCAAGGTACCTGCCTAAATGTATTATCTGACTATTAACACATATTTCTGCCCTCCAATATAAACGACCGCCCGATCGATGCAACCTTACTCCTCTGTACTTGATGTCGTTTTTTGTCTCCTTCTTACTCTTCATATAATTTAATGCTCAGCTACTCTTTATTTTTTTTGTAATTATTAGATTAAAAATCGACATTTCGACACCAGTTAAAGTAAGTAACTGATAATCAATAACTTAACCGATGTCGATTTGATGTCGATTTGGTGTCGATTTTACTCTTTGGTGTCGAATTTACCCTCTGTTATGTACGAGCTAATAGTGATGTTGTGGTTGATAGTAGCGTCGTAGTACACGTGTGGGTAGTTTTCGATAAGAAAACCTATCATTTTCGACACCGATTTCAGCTCGCTTTCTAACGCCTCTATCCTAGCTTCTTCGTAACTCATAATCTACAAATTTGCTCAAGATAAACTTAAGTAGTAATGTTTGATTTTCTTCGTATTTTTTGGTAGGGTCATAAACCGTATCCATAAATAACTCTAAGTCGTTTGCGTCGATCTCTAAGCTTTCAGCAAACTCTACAATTTTATCTTCCATTACAATTTGTTTATTAAGTTAATCATCACTAACGTAAACCCTATAAGTAGGATGGTAATTACCGCTTGGTAGCTATACTCGTTACGTTTCGGGTCTCTCCCTTGATTACTCCTGAACTTTCTCATTTAGTATCTGTTTTATTTCGTTAAGCATTTCATTCTTGTTGTAATACACGTGGTCTTGAATCTTAAGATTGATGAACTCGATAATGTCATCTCTGTAAGACTCAATAACGTTCTCCATTTCGTTATCGAAATAATCTTGTAGTCTTTCGGATTGCTCCTTATTTAACTCAATGATTGGGTCAATGAATGCCTCTATATCTAAGCCACTCCATTGAACTGCGGTATTGTTAACACACTTTCTCATCGATATACCTTTTAATTCCTTCTAGCTCATCTTCTACATAGATGGCTATCTTCTCGTTAATAAACTCTATAATCTCGTCCTCAAACTCGCTGAGTACGTTTACCATAACTTCGTCAAGGTAGTCATGGAACTCATGAAAGTGTTGGTGTAACAACATTTGTCTTCTCATATCTAACCTACCCTCAAGGTGGGTTTCGATGTCCATGCCGTCCCACTGAACGCATGAACTTTCTGCAAATCCTCCCATTATTCTTCTTTTTTATCTGCGTACTCGCACGCTTGGTTATACAAATTTCTATCGAAACACTCTACGTAGTCAACAAAACTATTGAACCACTCTAATGTTGATTCTAACTTTTTAGATGATTTAATCGCCTCATTGATATTGTCAATAGATGCTTGGATTGGTTCATTGTCCGATGCTAAATGGATTTCCCATCTTCCATCTTGTAACATCTCGAAGTCTTCCTTCAAGAGATTTAGGACTTCTAATAAATTTTTACTCATGATTATCTATATAAACTTTAGTACATATTTCTGCCCACTTGTCTGCGTAATGCTCCATAGTTTCGAGCAAGTCTTTAGTCTCGTAGGGTTTGGTCATGTAGTCTCCCCACAACTTTCGTAAGGTGTCTACGTCTTGCACAAATACTCTGTGCAGTTCGTTCTCTGCGGTGTTAATCATAGGCTTGATTTTAATTTGGTTATCACTTTATTACAACTCTTTACTAGCATATCGTTGCCCTCCACTTTTTTTATCATGTCTTGCAAGGCTAGTATAGTGGTGCAGATTTCAAGCTCTGTAAACTTCTTCTGCACCACAATCATATTGTCTTTAGTTATTACTGCCATTGTCTTTTTAAGTTTTCTTGAATCTCTGGTTTATTCCATTCGTTCTCTAACTCTTTCTTGTGTTCTTGAGATAAGAAGTTGTACTCCTCAAGCAAGTCATCTAAGCTACTAAAGAAGTCGCAGTGTAGGTCGTTGAACAAGTCGTCGATAAGGTTAAACATAAAACTATCAGCGTCTTCTATGTACCTCCACTCGTGGTAGCTATACTCTTGTTGCTCAGCGATTGCTCCGCTGTCTCCGATACGGATAAAACCTGCGAAGTCGTTACCCATCTCCTCGTACTCGTGACGAGCTTGAACCTTGAAGTGTTCGCAAAGTGATCGAGTCATCTCTAGCGGTGGACTCCAAGCAGAGTCTCCGTCAACAAACAAGCTACCATCGTCGTCGTTGCTCACTTGGAAGTCGAACCAACGTGTCCCGTAGTGGTAGTAGTCTCGTTCGTCGTCTTTCGGTGGTGTGAACTCAATCATTGAGTCAACCCAGTCGTTGACGTGGTTGAAGTCTTCGTAAGTACCTAAAGCCTTCTCTAGTTTTTCTAAGGACTCTTTACTTCCCATAAAGTGTATCCAGTTGTTGCAGTGGTTTGCCATAATTTTATTGTATTTCGCAAGGCTCAAAGGACTCGCCAGTTAATAAATCTTGACACAAAGAGAACTCCCCCCTTGCGTTTTCTTTTACCTCTTTTAAGGTGGAGAAGGCACAAGTCTCAGCCTCATGCCCTCCGTTTAACCCGTAGTTTCTAAGAATATACCTAGCCATTGTAGTCTGCTTTAATGGTTCGGTAGTACCCAGTGTTATCTTGGATAAGCTTTGGGTTTATCTTCTTCTTTTTAAACTCCTTGCGTACCTCCTCAGCAATGTAGCTGAAGTTTAGGTCGTCGCAGTAGTCGTTTAATATCTGACGCAGTGCGTGGTTGTACCCGCTACTATCTTCTCTGATAAGGTCGTCAAGTATCCCGAAGATTGACTCCTCACAAAAGATTAGGCAGTAGTTTTCTTCAACCCATTCGACACTTGTGTCTTCACAACTTAGTAGTGACTTTACCTCTAACTCAATAAGGTAGTTCGTGATGTTTTCTACAACTCTCATAACTTTGATTTAATTTCTTGATATGCTTTTGATTTAATTGCTCTAGCTTTCCCGTACCACTCAACAAGGTGTAGTATCTGACTCTTGTTAGGGTGGTCTTTGATTAGCTCCTCGATTTTAGTGGTGTACTCTTTACACCGCTTCGTTTCGTACTCGTATAGTTCCTCTGGTGTTCTCATCCGTATATCCATTTAAAGTCTGGTAAGTTCGTGATGTAGTAGAGGTGTGACTCTAACTGGTCTACGAGTTCGTTGAGGTCTTTTAGTAAGGCCTCGTCTTTCTCGTTGTTTGAGTAGTCTTCAACTGCTCCACTGATTTGGTAGTAGATTTGGTCGTGGATGTCTCCGTACCCGTAGTCGTCGTACTCGTCTTTAAGTTCATTGAACTTCTCGATAATTTGCTCTAGTGTTCTCATTTAACAAGTTTCTTTATTAATTTCCATTTTTTCTAAGTCAACCTCCATAGTATCTAGTATAGACAATCCTATACCGAAAGCGGGGTGATGAATATCTAGGTGGTGGTTAATCTCACCATCGTTCCATATGACTTCAACGTCATCTACTGAAGAGTCATTAGGCCAAAGGATTCCTACTGCTCGATAAAATTTGCCTTTGTAAACAAAGCTTGCTTTTAAATTAATGTATTCTACAATTGCTTTTTCTTCTATTACTTCGTAATTAGACATAGTTATTTGTATTTGATGATAGTGAATATTAGTACCACACACCTCCGTAGGTGTAGCGGTCGGATTCTCCCTTGAACTCTTCAAGGTTTTCTGTTATTATCTCGTACCCGACGCTACCCTCAGCGTCTTCGTATAGCCCGTCGATAGCTCCATCGACTTGCTCGAACGAGTAGCACTTGAGCCACCCGTGTGAGGTCGTGTTGTCGCAGTCCGTTGAGGTGTAGCTGAACACTACGTACCCGTAATTTGCAAACGCCTCGTACATTTTAATTTTGCGTTTAGCTTCGTTCAACTCGACTTGTAGCTCGTGTATCACGTTGCCTAAACTTCTTGACTCTTCTTTGAAAGCCTCCCTAGCTTCTGTTATTTTTAAGAAGCATTGAAACACTTCGTCTTCAAGTTTATCTTCTCTTAATTCGATCTTTGTGAAGGCTTCGGCACTCATTGTTACCTTGTCCCCCTCGATTGTAATTTCTGTGTAGTCCATTTCTTTCTGTGAATTAAATTAATGTTTTGGTAAATCAACACCACTTGTATCAGCATGGCAACCACCCCGAAGAACATAACCTCCTCGATGATTGCCATCTGTTCTAGCTCGCACCTAAGTTGTAGCACCTCGTTCATGATACTAAGCTTGGTTCAATCACATCGTACTCGATGTTGAACTCGTCCCACGTTACCGCAAGAACTTCGTTCCATTCCTGCGTCTCAACGATGCTGACGCAGTCGTCCTCAACGTATCGGTACAAGGTGTAGGTGTCGTTTAACTCTAGCTCCTCTCCGTACTGGAGACTATTCAGCAGTTGTAAGGTCACGTTGTTTAGTGCCTCTTGCAATTCTGGTCGCATATGCTTTTCTGATTACTTGGTTCATAATTGTTTCTAGCTTGGCTAGGTCGTTGTCGTTGTACCCTCCCCACGCTTGGCCGTCTAGTATTAACTTACCTAGCTCGGTGTCGTTTGCGTTCATGTATTGTCTGTCTCCGTTAAGGTAACGCTCGATAGTCTTGAACTTGTCTTCGTGGTTACCCCACTTGATATCGAACACGTAGTACCCTTCGTCGTCGTCTTCTACGTGTTGTTGGCCTACTAAGTTACACGCTCCGTTAGTGTAGACGTCGTACACGATTTTTGATATGCATCTGATTGCTTCAATGTCTTCGTCGTCTGACGCTCCGTAGAAAGGCATCTCCTCTATTAACTTGTCATAGATGTTTTGGTAACGGCCTTTGTTGTTCCAGTAAGTGTGTGTGCTTCTGTGTATCATGATTGTATTTTATAGTAAGTAAATCTCTTGATAATATCTTGGTCTAGTAGCGACATGCAGTGCTTGTAGACCTTTGTTCGTTTGGGATGTACACACTCCTTGTGGTACACCCCTTTCGAATCGTCTTGGTACGTTAGCTTGAACTCGTACATAGCCTAGGCAGTTATGTATTCGACTGCTTTCTTTGATTGGGTCATCGCTCGGACGATGATGTCCTTCGGCTCACCCTTCAAGTACTCAACCCACCCGTTGATGTAGGCTTGGCTACTATCGTCTGAGGTGTTGAGGTCTGCGATTGAGGTGAGGTACATGGCTCCGATTTCAGCTATCAGTTCCTCGAACGAGTAGCTATCAGAGCTTGCATGGAACCCCTCTAGCTTGCGTCCTACTCTAGACTCGTGTCCTGTGCTATGGACTAGCTCGTGGAACAATGTCTTGTAGTAGTTATCTTCTCTGTCGAACTGCTCCATCAGTGGCATCACGATGAGGTCTTGACTCGGTGAGTAGTATGCTCTGTCTTGTTCGACGTTGCGTATCGTCGGCTTGTCTTTGAACCCTGCAATGATTGCTTCCGCTGAATCGATCGAATTCACTCTTTTCGGGTGTTCGTTCACTTGACGCCTTGGCTTGATTCCTTCGGTCTGGTCGATGTTAAACACTCGGTACATTCTTAGCGAGAATATCTTCTGTATTCCCTTGTCGCTTGGTGACTTGCCTGCCTCACGTAACTTCTGCTCGTTCATGTAGTAGGTGTCGTCGTTGTTGTCCTTGAATGACACGTGGTAGTAGAATACCTCCGCCGACTTCGAACCTTTCACTACGTTACCTCCCAAAGCTTCAGCCTGCTTGTAGGTCATCCACTCGTTGTACATGTAGTCGTTCTCGGCCATCAAGGCGTTGAGAAGGAAGACATTGATTCCGTTGTACGGCTTGCCCGTCTGTCTGTTGATTGGGGACTCTATGTTCCCGTTTGAGTTTTTCCAACTCTTGAACCACTTGAGACCTTTGGTTTCTAGTCCCTTGATTACAATTTCATTTACTACTTGGTAAACATCTTTTTTCATGTCGATTGTATTTAATTTGTAACTGACGTCCCGAAGGACGTTTCGCCTACTGAAGGCTCATCAGAGTTACTTTAGCTCAAGGTTACCGAACCTTTCGAACCACAACTTCGAGTTGACGATGATGTTTGCTTCTCCGACAGACGTGTACACCTCAATATCTTCGTAGTCAAAGCAACTACCATCTACGACGTCCTCTTCGTTTTGTTGGAACATTAGCCCGTCCTTGAATTTCACGACAAAGTATCGGTCACCGATGTTTACCTCACACGGCACCTTGTCGTATGTGGTTTTAAAGATTGCTCTCTCTTCTTGCGTTACTAGGGCTTGGATTAGTGTCTCAGTTAATTTCATGATAAGATTAGAATTAGGATTAATAATGATTTGAATAGTACTGCGGAAAACGCTACGAATAGCACCGCTTGTATGATGTCTTTTTTCATGTCGATTTTATTATGATTAACCTTGATTTAGCTTCTGACTTTATAGTTTTCGATATCCATATCACAAATAATGTCATTAGCTATTGATACAATTTCATTGTCGTTAACACAATCCTCATTCTCGTCAAGTACTTCGGTATTTTCAAATCCCCAACCACCATCATAATAGTGTGATTTAACAAGGTATTTTTTCCCTTTGTACTCAAAATCGGAAAACAACAAAAAGTGATGGCAATAAACCTCTTGAGTTAATACTTTGTAATTCTTTGAACTTCCCATGTGATTAAAATTTATGGTTAAGACGTCCCTAAGGACGTTTCGACTATTGAAGTCTCATCAGTTAACCTTTATCAGTCCCTCTCTTGAGTAGTGGTACAAGTCTCTGAGCATCTCACCCGTCCATTCGAACTTGCAGTACAAGATGTCCTCTACCTTGCTCATGTCTAGGTCGGCGTCCACACAGCCTTGTG